TAGGCGGCGGCGGCGGCGGCGTAGGCGGCGGCGGCGGCGGCGGCGGCGGCGTAGGCGGCGGCGTCGGCGGCGTAGGCGGCGGCGGCGGCGGCGTAGGCGGCGGCGGCGGCGGCGGCGGACTGTGCCTCTTTTGCTGCTGCTCGCGTCTTTTGCTGGCACATAGTGCGCCACTTGTCACCAAACCCGCGTTTATCAGCCACGACTTGAAGGCATGGCAGAACCGTGACCCACATCCATTCCATTACGATCTTGCGCCGTTCTTTCTCATGCTGTCGGCCCGTGCCGGCAGCCAGCGGAAGCAGATGCTTCCACTCTGCGCTGTTGCGGATATCGGCCGGCATCGAGTCCTGAACCTTGATGATCCAGCGGCCAATGACGGGCGACATGCAATCCGGAATACGGTCGGTAAGTTCGCCAGTCAACGCCAGGTTGATCGATGCGATGCTGCATGCAGCTTCTTCACTCCCGAGCCCCGACGGGATCGGATGGGTTGAAACCCAATCCAGAATGGCTTTCTGTTGTTCTTGCGTGATCGTGCTCATACTGTTTTCTCCTTGGTGATGCGCCGCTCGAGGCGCTTGGCTTTCCTGTTCATGACTTGCTTCAAACGACGGAGGTAGTCGATCGACCACTTTCCATTCCCCTGCATTGCTTCTATCTGCTCGACGCGCTCAATTCCGATACGGTCGATCAGTCCAATCCGGTAGTTCGTGTGCGAACCACCTAACTCGCGATTACATTTCTTGCACTGGGCCCGGATGTTCGGCAGGTAGAACCGAAGATGCGGCGCGCTTCCTACCGATCGGTAGTGACCGGCATCAACTGCACCGCCGTACCGCTGCTGAGGATGGGCACCGCACGAAATGCATCCGTGGCCGGCCAGCAAGTCGCGAAACCTCACGACCCGGTTCACAGCGACTTGAGCCTCAGCAATCCATTCACGGCGCGTCTTGAGCCTTTCCTTCGCCTCCCGCATCTTCTTCCGCTCCGTCCGCGCTTCCTGCTCTGCTTTCTTCGCTGCAACGCGCCGTGACCATTCCATCGAACAGTGAACCGAGCACACCTTCGACATGCTGCTGATCGGGGTGAACTCGCGGGCGCAGATGCGGCAGCGCTTAGGCTTCAGAACTCGATTCATCGCACGTCCCAAAGCCGCATGCCGCGCATTCGATAGTCATCGATGACCGTCTGCCGAATGTCCGCGTATTGCTGCTTCAGCTCCGGGTCGATGCAGTTTTCGACAACGAGACGGCCGGCCTGCGATGTGATCGCGTCCGTCGCGCAACGCAGAACTTCAAACGGAAGCGGCGCCCCGCTGGCGGACTTGCCGCGAATCACCAGCGTGTAAGCCCATTCCGCAGTCGGCGTCTTCGCCATGATCCGATTGCCGAACTGCCGGATGCGCCCGAGGTTTTCGTCGACGGTCGCTTGGTCTGCACGCTTTTCGTTGGTGAGCTGAGGCGCCGTGGCGGAGGCTTGCTCTTGCCGAGCCTGCTTGCAAAGCGCGACAAATTCCGGAAGCGTCGGCGGCTTCGGAAGAGCCATCAGATTTTCCCGGCCAGCCTTCATTTGCTGCGAACTCAGCTTCGAAAGCTCGATGCCCCACAATCGCTTCACCTGCTCGATCTTCGTGCCGCGCCAGAGATCGGCGAAGCGCGCTCCATAGCAGCCGGCCATCGTGCTGAACAGCGCTTCGACCCAACGCTGCGGAATGGCAACGACGGGCCAGTCAGGATCAGGAACCCAATCGTCGGATATCGGAAGGCTGCTCATCGATGACTCCATGCTCCACCGGTTGATGCGCGGGCTTTCGCCCAGTCAGTTGCGCGATCACATCCGCGCGTTCATCGTGGTAATTCGGCGGACTTCGGCCGCTCTGCGTCCGCTGTCGCCTCACCCAATTTCGCCACGTGGCGGTCCAGTCAAGCTTCGTGCCGTCCTTCCCGGGCCTGGCAGTCCAGTAGTCCCGGAACTCGCTTGCGACTTGCTGCACGTTCAGGTCTGGCCGTTCGGTTCTGCAGAACGTCGCTTCCTCCTCGGAGGGATACCAGTCCTTGGGCAAGCGCGAAGCGCGTGCTACTGAGCTTGAAGTACCACTTACTTCTCTCTTCTTCTCTTCTCTACTCTTCTCTAGACCGTTACCGGAACGTTTCTGTAACGTTACCGGCTCTTCAGCACTGCTAAGTCTTTGTTTTTCACGAAATTTCGCGACACGGCTTGCACTGGAATCACTCTTCTTCTGGCGATCACCCCATGCATTGATAACGAGCTGCCCGTCATCGTTTAACGCTACAAGCTCGCGCTGTAACAACTCATGTAACGTTACTGAAGCGTTACGGCGAAGAGCCCAGTCAATGCTTGCTTCGGTCAACTTCGTATTGCCGTCGTCCTCAGCAGCAGTTGCGACCATCAGCAATTCAATCCATGTCCGGAACTGCGCGTCCGAGAGCGTCCCGACTTTCGGGTCGTTGAGCATCTCGCTATACAGGCGACACCAGTCCATTGCCTATCCTTCACTTCCGCATCAGCCAGAAAAACATACCGAGCAGCCCAACAAACAGGGCGCTCCATGCGATGGATGCTCCGAGAAGGGGTGTCATGCCGCTGCCTCCAATGCCGCCACCTTCGCGCGAAGCTCTCGAAGCTCCCGTTCCTGCGGCGTCTCGACTACTGTTTTGAACCCGAAGACCTTGTCTTCGTACTGGCGGATCGCGTAGTTGCCGCAGAACTGCTGGAACCGAACCCGCATGTCGTAAGGCAGGTACTTCTTCCCGGCCAAGATGTTCGACAGGTGCGACTTCGGCAGCCCCAACAGCGCCGCGGCGTCGCTCATCGAATACTTGACTCGCCGTTTGTTCCAGCAAAGCAACACGGCGTCGTGCTCGTTGCGCAAGCGGCTAATCAAATACTCAGCTACCCAGTCAGGCTCTTTGACGGCCTGAAAAACCGGAATCTCGGTCTGCATGCCCTACTCCCTTGTTCTTCTTGGAAAGTTCTTGGTGTTCCACGTAGCGTTCCATGTGCTGCATCGCGGAAATTTAAGGCGTCCTAACGACGCCTTACGAAAACTCAAGCAGCAGCGAGTGCCTTACGAGTCTTTGTCTTGGTTACTCCGCAAACTTCTGCGTGGACACGCTGGATAGCCCTGAGCGAACTCAACGAACAACCACGCTGACCGCCGAGGATTCGGTTGATAGTCGGCTGAGAAATGCCGATGCGCTTAGAGAGCGCGACTTCACTCTCTTGCGTGGCCTGCTTGATCTCGTAAAGCAGCTCAGTGGGGGTGCGGAATTCCATGTGCGGCCTCTGCCGTATGTGTGTTCCCTACCATTCTATACGCGAATGAATGATTGTCAATGCACGAATGGATGAAACTTTGACCTTGCCTATGCAGGATTGCATAGTCACTGCTATGAACTCAGACAACGCACGCGGCTTCGGAGATCGGCTCGATGAGCTGATGCAGGCCAACCCTCTATATGCTGGAAATCGCGGGCAGTCGGCTCTTGCGAGGGCGTCCGGTGTTCCTCAGCCGACCATCAGCCGAATTCTTAAGAAGAAAGCGGCTCCCGAAATGGAAACCGTCACAAAGTTGGCTGTGGCCCTTAGCGTGACATGTGAGTGGCTATTGACCGAGCGCGGCCCGAAATACATCAAAGACATGCACCAATTTGGTGTGGTTAACCCCGATGCAATTGCTACCGAAGAAATAAAGTCGATCGAAATTTCAACATTAATCAATCTCTTACAGAATCTTCATACGGAAGTTACAAACATCTTGACCTATGTGCAGGGTTTTCCCTCGGTTTCCGCAGAAACCAAACATTCACAAGATAGGGATATTTCGTCGGTCAGAGCCACGGGGGCGGCTGCGGCGGATCTTCTAAAAGAAGGCCGGCACGAGGACGAACAACATGGGAAACACGAAATTAGGCCGCCAAGAGGTAGTAAGACTTGACGACTACAGACGTATGGCATCGACTCGACCACCCTCTAACCTCGCGGAACACCAAAAATTCATTGCTGACCTACAGCGACTTGCCGATTGCATCCTCGGAGCAGCCGAGATCCTTTCGCGAATCAGGCCGCCACGCCAATAGAACTAAATCTGATAAGGAATGGCATGAAACGAGCAATTCTTTGCATGTGCCTTGTGATGGTTGCATGCGCGCCGCAGACTTGGCATAAGTCCAACGCCTCTTCGGAGGACTTCGAAATGGACAAAGGGGAATGCCAGGCTAGAGCATTTTCCATCCCCAACGCACCTCCGATGCAGATTGCAATCGTCTTCAACAGTTGCATGCGAGGACACGGCTGGTACCTCTCGCGGGACTGACTCCACCCTTCCAACGATCCCGCTGCGGCGGGATCTTTTTCCCCAAAAAATATTCATTTGCGTATTGACATCCATTCATTGACGTATAGAATGGTACTCAACGTCACGACAGACGAACAACCGAGGAGCCGGACATGAGCCGAACCGCACGCAGCCTTAAGCAGTACATCGATCAACCGCGCTACGACGCCATGGCGACCATGCACATGCGGTTCCTGGCATCGATGCTTATCGCCGGTCGGTACTGATCACCGCTCCCGCTACAGGAGAAAGACCGTGCGACTCGTCGACAAGTGGATCGGGTACGACGACTGGTTGACTCGCGATCTACCTGATGACGAGCCCGAGCAAGACGAAGAACCGGAAGACGAACCCGAACACGAAACTGAGGATGACTGACATGAAAGTGACCATCAAGGCTCATGTGCACGCCAAGCAGGATGAGGATTACGACGTCGAAAAGGGTGAGTTTGTGTCGTGCGTCAAGTACACGATTTTTCCGTACAGCATGCAGGACGTTAGCCCCGAATATGTCTGCCTTGGCCTGCAGGAATTCACGGCCGACATCCCGGATGGTTTCGATGTCAGGCAAGGCATCGTCGCAAACCTCGAAGAAGAAAAGCGTAAGGCGACGGCTGATTACCAAAAGCGCCTTACCGAACTGAACGCGCAGATTCAATCGCTTCTCGCGATCGAGGCATAGCAGAGGTGTGACATGAAGACCGGCTACGTGACCCAATTCTTTTACCTTCAGTACGCAGTCCTAATGCTGGTGGAGTACGTATGCCGGAACGGTCATCGTATTCATGTGCGTACTGAGCCGATCGACTGGCAGGACAAACGGATGATTTGGTGCTGACATGACCACCACCAGCCTCCTGATCGGCGCGGCTGCGCTGCTGATCCTCGCCGCTGTCGTGATTCTTCGCGCGATCAAGCGCTGGAACGACGACGACCACCACCGCGGCTGAGCCGCAAACCACCCCGGAGACCCACATGAAGATCGAAATCCTGAACCGCTGGACCCTGAAAGTCATTTTCGAGTGCGAAGCGGATTCGATGAAGGTTGCTGTCGAGCTGGCTTGCAAACAGGGGACGTACCTGAGCGACGCGTACCTGAGCGGCGCGAACCTGCGCGACGCGGACCTGAGCGGCGCGAACCTGCGCGACGCGGACCTGAGCGGCGCGAACCTGCGCGACGCGAACCTGAGCGGCGCGAACCTGAGCGACGCGGACCTGAGCGGCGCGAACCTGCGCGACGCGGACCTGAGCGGCGCGGACCTGAGCGGCGCGAACCTGCGCGACGCGGACCTGAGCGGCGCGAACCTGAGCGGCGCGAACCTGCTGCCGATCAAGGCAGATTTCATCGAGGTGATCTCACAAGCCCCACGTGAAGTTCCGGCGCTGATCGAAGCGCTGAAGGCTGGCCGCGTTGACGGCTCGACGTACTCGGGCGAATGTGCGTGCCTCGTTGGCACGATCGCGAACGCGCGCGGCATCGACGTCGATTCGGCCGAACTCGGCATCCCGAAGGACTCGTCGCGCCCGGTCGAACGATTCTTCATGGCGATCCGCAAGGGCGACACGCCGGAAACGAATGCTGCGTCGAAACTGGCGCTCGAATGGGCCGAAGCGTGGCTTGATACGCAGCGCAAGGCGTTTGCTTCGTAATTCGCATCTCACACCGAGAGACCACATGAACAAGATCAAATCGACGCCGGGACCGTGGCGCATCGTTGAGCGCGAGATTCTTGAGGACGGTGGCGTCTATCCGAGGCATATCGTGGGCGGCGACGCAGATCATCAAGTTTGCCTTTTAGAAGGCCCTGCGACGGCCGAATTGGCGATCAGGAATCCAGGCGAATTCTGGGGAAACAATCCGAACTGCGACTTGATCACCGCCGCGCCCGACATGCTCATGATCCTCGAAATGCTCGCCGCCGACGCTGACGCCGGCAAGGTCATGATCCCGTCCGGCCTGCGTCTGTCCATCGACGCCGCGCTGATCAAGGCCGGCCGCAAGGAAGCGCCGGTGCCGGTGCGGCACATCACGACGGCGGGAGGTGCGCGATGAACAGCATCAAGAACGGTGGGCCGCGCGAGATCCAGCGCGTGCCCGAGCACACCACGGCCGATGTATTCGAAAACGCGATCCGTACGTTCGGGGTCGTCGCGGCGTGCGAGTGGTTCGGCCATGCACCGGAAAGCGAGTTCACGCGCGATACGGTTGCCGCGCTGATGGAGCGCGCGGCTACTGCGCGCGAATCGTACCTGCTTGCAGCACTTCAAAAGGCCGAGCGTGCGCTTACCAAGCTGTCCGAAATCGATTGCGGATGCTCACCTTGCACCGGTTCTTGTCGTACCGGACGCGGCGCCGAGATTGAACTTGAGGGGCGGATGGACGCTGCAAATTCGGCGGCGATAGACGCACGCGCTGCGATCATGGCAGCACGGGAGGCATGATGCGCGCCCCTCTCAACAGCCTTCCCGACTGGTTCCCGCTTGCGGTGATCGGAGTGCTTCTGCTGCTGGCCGGCGCCATTGCCCCGCCGCTCGAAATTCTGATGGGGATTGCACGATGATCACGAAACATACGCCCGGCCCATGGACGAATCACGGCCGTATTACCGGACCTGGGCTGCCTCATTCCGCTATCGCGGCCGAGACGCTGATTGCGCGCGTCTTCTCGAAATATTTTGGAGATGTCGAGCAGGAAATCGCGAACGCGAACCTGATCTCCGCCGCGCCGGAGCTGCTCGAAGCGCTGGCGAAGATCGTCGATAGCGCAGAGCAACGCGCATTCGAAGACTGGCTTGCGAGCAATTCCCCGAGCCGTTGCGTCGAGCAAGTACAGGATCAGTGGGAACAAAGCTCCGAATTCGCTGATTTCTGTGAGGATTGGGAAATCGAACGTGCTGCAATCGCCAAGGCACGAGGCGAATCATGAACCCGATCACTTACCTGTGCGGCGCACTCGACCGCCTGTTCGAACGCCGGCCCATCACCGCGATGCTGCTCGCACTGGCAATCGCGTTCGCATGCGCGGTCGGCATCGCATATATCGGCGTTACGCCCGAGTCTCAGCAATTCCCGTATCGCACTACCACGTAGTTCAACTTACGCCCGGCTTAGTCTCGGGCACGGAGAAATCATGAGCAATATCGTTGCAAGCAACATGACCACCACTCTCGCGTCGAAGCTGGCGCAGCGTTTCGGCCTGGATGCGAATCCGGAAGTGCTGGATATCCTGAAGGCCACGGCGTTCAAGGGACAGGTGTCCGACGCGCAGATGAGCGCCCTGCTCGTCGTCGCGACGCAGTACTCGCTGAACCCGTTCACGAAGGAAATCTACGCCTTCCCGGACCGCAACAATGGGATCGTGCCGGTCGTCGGTGTCGACGGCTGGGCTCGGATCATCAACGAGAACCCGCAGTTCGACGGGATGGAGTTCGCCCAGGACGACGAGCAATGCACCTGCACGATCTACCGAAAAGATCGCCATAGGCCGGTCGCCGTGACGGAATACATGTCCGAGTGCAAGCGTGACACCGGTCCGTGGAAATCCCACCCGAAGCGCATGCTGCGCCACAAAGCAATGATCCAGTGCGCACGCATGGCGTTCGGCTATACGGGCATCTATGACCAGGACGAGGCCGAGCGCATCGTGGACATGGGATCAGCCCAAGAGGTGCGTCGATCGGCCGTCGAAACGGCTCAGGCTGCCCGTCCTACCGCGGAGCGCACCGAGCGCCATGAAGTGCTGATTACCGAACTGGAATTCATCGCCAAGGAAGGCGGTCAAGACGCGCTGGCAAAGGCATGGGGCGGTGGCGTTCTGCCGAATGGTGATGCCCTCTCGGCTCAGGACCGGAAAGCCATCGGCGCGGACGAGCTTGCACGCCTCAAGGAAATGGCTGGCACCGAAGATGTGAACTTCACGGAGACGCGCGATGAGTGACGTTATCGAACAGCGCACCGATGAATGGCGGCTGGTACGTGCCGGCAAGATCACCGCTTCGCGCTTTGCTGATGTGATCGATGTCACCAAGGCGGGAAAACCTACCGCGGCACGCTCGAAATACCTGCGTGAAATCGTGTTCGAGCGCATCTCGCAGGCTCCGAAACATGAAGTTGGAGGCCAAGCGCTTCGCTGGGGAACGGATGTGGAATCGTTCGCCCGCGAGGCGTTCGAGCTTGAGACCGGGATGATCGTGACGCCGGGACAGTTCGTACTCCATCCGGACTATCCGTTCATCGGCTGCTCGCCTGATGGCCTGATCGGAACTGATGGCGGATATGAATCCAAGTGCCCCATGGACGAAGCCGTGCACATCAACACGTGGCTGTCCGGAATGCCCGAGAATCATGTCCCGCAGGTGCAGGGCTGCATGCTCGTCACGGGTCGCGACTGGTGGGAATTCGTTTCCTACGATCCTCGTGTCGCAGAACGCTTCCGGCTCTACCACCAGTGTATACAGCGCGACGACGACTTCATTGACATGCGTCTGCTTCCCGAATTGCTTAAGTTCGAAGAGGAAGTGAACGCGATGATTGCTCAACTCGAAGCCAAGGTCTGATTATGAAAGTCTTCGTTCTCCGGGACCCGCAGCATGCCCACTCGCTCGTCTCGTTTCTGAAGGCCAACGCTGGCCCTCAGGCGGCTTGCGGAAAGCCCCTGATGGTCACGGTGGACGAATATCACGCGAAACGCAGCAGCGAGCAGAACCGCCTTCTCTGGGCGCTCCTGACCGAGATTGCAGAACAGGTTGAGTTGGAAGGCAAGCGGTTCGCCAAGGAAGCTTGGTACGCCCACTACCTCGACCTCTACGCGCCCAAGCAGGAAGGTCCGCGCGGACTGGTTCCAGTTGGATCGAGCCAGATGACGAAAGAACAGTTCGCCAATTTTGTGACACGCATCGAGTGCCATGCAGTGCAGGAACTCGGCGTGGAATTTGCAGCGATTTAGCGTCGCCCCCGTTTGGGCGGCTAGTACAGCGCCCGACTTTTTACCCCTGATGCTGATGCAACGAATTGAGGATGCGACCATGAGGCAGCAATTTTCGCTTTTCGAGGGCGATGCGCCGTTTTCTCCGTGCCGCGGCGATTTGCCGGCAATCAGGCCGGCGAACATGCGCACCTCCCATGGGATGCACGATCCGAAGTATCGACACGGCTACTCCGTTTCGGCCGCCTGGTGCGTCGAAGAAACGCATGCAGACGACCACAACGTTCGTGTGTCTGGTGGCGGCATGGACGCGCCCGAGGAAATTCCGGTGGGATCCGTGAAGGCCTGTTTCTGGGATGGGCGGTTGACAGGGCTAATTCAGCGCACGGTTAGCCGCGAAAAGCGGCGCCGCTGATCACTCTTATCTCTCTGCACGCTCTTTTTAACTGATTGGGGAAATAGAGACAAATGAACACCACCGATAAGAGCCGCGCTGATGCGCTGACGGCTAGTGCTCACGTGTTTGCGTTCTACCGGTTCATGTTCGACTACGACCCAGAAACCGGAGTGCTGACCAGGAAGAAGACGCCGGACTCGCATGGCAGATTTCGCGATTGCGACTACATCGTGAAGTCGACCAACGGGAAAGGCTACCTGATCGTCCGCGTCAACGGAAGAAATCGGCGCGTCCATCGGCTTGTTTGGGAAATGCATTACAGCGTCGACGCCCCCGAAATTTTGGACCACGACAACCATATCCGAAGCGACAACCGGATCATCAATCTTCGACCTGCAACGCAGTGCGGAAACAATCAGAACGCCCATAGGAAGCCTGGCTCAACTTGCCAGTACCGCGGCGTGCGCTTCGAGCGTCATGTCGGCAAGTACCGCGCATCGATCACGGTCGGCGGGAAGTACATCAACCTCGGGCTGCATACCGATCCGGCCGTCTGCGCCCACCGATATAACCGAGCCGCCATCGTTCTGCATGGCGAGTTTGCAATCCTGAACGCAGTGCGCGGAGTCCATGATGAGTGAACAACCGAAGAATCAGCAGCCCGCAGCAGCGCCGATCGATGAGCCGCTGTGGGACAGCAAAGGCAATGTGATCCACGAGGCCGTCGACAGACTCGGTGCCGCTCGCGCACCCTCGCCGGCGGACGAGCGGGCGGCGTTCGTGAAACTGATGGGCTACGACCGTCCTGAGACGGAAGGTGTTGCTGTGGACGTGTGGGACAGCCAACGCACGACGTGGCTCGAAGCGCTTGCCTTTGCCCGCGCCGCATCTGCCAACGAGACGGGGGCGCAAGGGGCGCCGCGGTACGCGGAATGGCTGCATCTGCGCGCGCATGGTGAGTGGCCGAACGGCGTGCCAGAGTGGGCGCGCGACTATACCGGCCGCATGAACGATTTCACGGCCGCTACCGCCGTAATCGAGGAACTCGCGGCGCTTGCGTCGCGTGCGCCCGCGCAGGCGGCGGAACCGGTGGCGGTCGTAAGAGTCGGCAACTTGCCGCACGGGCCGTTTAGCTTCGACACGACTCCGCATGGCGTCGATACGCTGTCTACTGGGTTGCACAAACTCTATACGGTCCCTGCGCAAGCGGAAGCGTTAGTGACGACTTCGAGCGGATGGCAACTGGTTCCTGTTGATCCGACGATCGAGATGTGCGACGTGATGCGCGTCGCAGTTAATGGTGGATGGTCCGATTCAATGGTCTGGGCGAAAGCGCTTGCCGCCGCCCCGCAGCATCGCGCGCAGGCGGACGCTCTTCCCGAAATCGACCCTCCGCAGGCTGGCGGCAACAAAGGTCGACTGCCGGCGCTCGCCCGGACACGTGAAGGCGGCAACCTCTACTCGCTCGGATACAACCGCGGACTCAAGAAGGGTCGCGATGAGGCCGCGCAGCCAGCCGCTCGGGAGGGGCTGACGGACGAGCAGCGCGAGGCGGTCGAGTTCGTCATCGGCTGGTGCGAGCAGTGCACGCTCGCGGACAACCCGTATCGAGCGCACATCACGGCTTTGCGCGCCCTTCTCCAAGGAGCCAACCATGCCGAATGAAAACGTGCTGACCGCTGCCGACCGCGCCACGATCATGGACGCCTGCCAGAGCATTTCGCGCAGCGCCTACGCGTTGAGGGACTGTCACACCGTCGACGGCGACTGGGGCGACGATCTGGACGCGAAGGCATGCTACGACGCCGAACTGCAGTTGCTCGAGCGCCTGACCGCGCTGCTATCCCATCCGGGCCAGCCGGAGCCGCGCGCCGAGGTGACGTGGGAAGAAGTGAATCGTCTTCGTGAAATAGCTCGGCTGATCGGTTCCATATTTGTGCATGGCAACTTCAAAGCGGAGACGCACAACGAACGTGAGCTGGAAAAGCTACTCAGAGAACAGGGCTGCTTCTTCGAAACGCTCGCTGATTACGACGCCGCCCGCGCAGGAGAAGCATCATGAAACACCCCGAATACATCGTGATCCGCGTCAAGCGTCCGGAGGACTATGACGACGTGTGCGCTGAACTGGTCGCCGAGGACTTTCTCGCTACCCATGACAACGGCCACTGGGAGTACGAGGTAGCCGACGATTCTGGAGAAGCATCATGACCCAGCCGATTCTGTCGCGCGAGGAAGTACTCAAGATCGTCCGCAAGAAGCTGAAGGAGAACAACGACCGGGACAAGCTGTCGTCGGATGTGTTCATGAAGCTGTATGCGGAATTCGAAGCCGCCATTCTGGAGAAGGTTTGCGGGGAGCCGGTGGCTTGGTTCGTTGAGGGTTCGCGCACGTTCGTCGATCGTGCATACACATCCGAATCCACAGCCGATAGTCATATTGCTGATCGAGGTGAGGACGGTAGCCGGAAGGTTCCGCTCTACGCCATCAACCGGAGCAAATCATGAGCACGAAACCGAAGGTTCTGATCGAAGTAATCGCCGGCCGAGCTGGTCATTGCCTCTCCATCGGAGACGACTCAACCGGCTATCGGCTCGCCGGCCCGAAGCCTTGGGGCGGTGGAAATGTGGTGCACAGGTTCGAAGTCGACCCCGACGAACTGCGTCATGAACTCGACCGCTTGACGAAGAGCCAATCATGAAGATCACCGATGACATGCTGACGGAGGAATTCCCGCCGCACATCAAGCCGGTTTATGTCGGAGTCTATCCGGCATCGATGCTGGTCGAAACGGATCGATTCGGCACTTGCGATCTGGAAATAGGCTTTGCCAAATGGGACGGTCAGCGATGGTGTGCGATGCGCGGCGACGTTAGGTCGGCGAACGCCGTACCGTCAGGTAAGGCTGCATCGCAAGCCAAGTCTTGGCGCGGACTCAAGGAGAAGCACCATGGATGAGCGCGAGATGTTCGAGAAGTACGCCTATCAGATGGGCAAGCGAGATTTCGAGCAAAACGAATTTGGCGACTATCGCAACCCGTTCACGCAAGAGCCGTGGAATTTCTGGCGCGCTTCTCGCGAGGCACTGGAATCCGCTCGCCGCACCACGCCCGACAGGGAGTGCGAGTGGAAGTGCGACGACATAGACAGCGGCACTTGGGAATCATGCTGCGGCGAAATTTGGACATTCACCGACGGCGGCCCGGTCGAAAACCGGATGCTGTTCTGCCATCGGTGCGGCGGCAAGATCAAGACCGCCCGCACAAGCGATCAGAACCAATGCGACGGATGCGCGATCAGCGCGCCACTGACTGTTCGAGGCAATCACGCAATGCCGGACGGAGGCTTCATGGGGTGCACGAGAGACAGGTACAAGGGAGGCTGACGTGATCGACACCGAGAAGATGAAAGCGCTGGCGGCCGATCTGCGCAAATGCAGCAGCGGCCGCTACAAGTGGTACGCGATGGGCGGTGACGAAACCTCGTACTTCATGGACTTCGACTGGGGCTATGACGCTGACCGCTGGTTCAGCGACCAGCAGAAGTCCAGATCAGCATGGATCGAGCAAGAAGGCATCCACATCGTCAAGAAGCTGTTCCAGACCGAATTGGAAACGAACGCATCAGAAGCCGCCGACGCCATCGACACCTTGCTCGCCGCTCTCGACCAGAACCGCATCGACCAACTGGAAGCACAGGGTGCATTCGAGGAACTGGATCGCGAGAACGGTGGCCTCCGCGCGGCCCGGCTTGCCTACGCCAGCGAGTTGCCGCCCGACGCTGAAGGGCTGCCAGATGTCGGTAACGTGCACGCGAACATCCGCAAGCTCAAAGCCGCTCTCGAAGCCGCTGCTGCGGATAAGCGGGATGCGGAGCGGTATCGGTACATTCGAGCGTATTACACGCGAGTGGTTTTCATGCAAGAGGAAGGCGATGAGATTGATCTGCGGGCGATTGGTGAGATCGGCGATGCATACGAAATCCAAGTGCTTGATCAGGCCGTAGACGCTGCCCTCTCCCAACGCCAGGAGGAATCGTGAGCGAAGAAGAAACAAAGCGTTTCTTGGCGCAATTCGAAAAAGCGAAGAAAGAGTTCGCATCGTGGCCGGAATGGATGCGCAGGGAAGCACGACAAGTCGCCGCAACATTCCCGGTGTCCCGCGCCCCTGCTAGTGAGGGAGAACAGAAATGACCGACAAAGAGATGCTTGAACTTGCTGCGAAGGCAGCGGGAATCACGATTGGATGGAAGAATAATATCCCATATACCGGCATGGGAAGTTATATGCCCATTGCGTGGAATCCTCTGTTTGATGACGGCGATGCGTTGCGGCTGGCGGTGAAACTAAGTATGCAGTTGGATATTAGCGCGTCCGGCTGCTTGGTATATCTCAGCAATAGTGAGGCTCCAATTGGAACCTGTGCCTATTCGGAGACGCGTGATATTGAAGCAGCCACGCGCCGCGCCATCGTCCGTGCAGCAGCAGAGATTGGGAAGCGTGGAGAACAGAAATGAACACACGCGATATAGCAAACAAACTTTTTGCATATGCCGCCCTTCTTGAGTCCGAGAAGAACCGTGCCAGCGCCATGTATCAAATCACCGGATCTGATTCCGCTTCGGAGTTAATGAATCGGCTAGCATCAGAGTTAGATGAGATTCACAACATGGCAAATGAACTATGGGACAAGAAGGAATCAATTTGACGTGGATGCACTGCAACGGATACTAGAGATCAGCTGGAGGTACCTTGGACTGCATGTTTCTCACCGACCAAGAGTTGACAGAACTCACCGGGAAGCGCCAGAACGCTGCACGCATCCGTGTCCTCAACAGCATGGGTGTGCAGCACAAGATCCGTCCGGACGGCTCGATTGCCGTCCTGCGAGCGCATGTCGAGCGAATCTTTGGCGAGAAGAAAGCGAATCCTAAAATGGAATGGCAGCCTGCCTGGAACTGATCATGCCGCGCCCCAGGAAGAAGGAAAACGTTGGCCTTCCGACGAGGTGGAAGCTTCATCACGGGGCTTACTATTACCTCGTGCCACCGGGCCTTGAACCCATGTGGGACGGGAAGAAGAAGTTCCGCCTCGGCGCTTCTCTGCCCGAGGCTTACAAGGTATGGGCTGATCGCGTTGGGCGTCTTGAAAACATCCGAACAGTGAGCCAATTGCTAGACCAGTACGCTCTTGAGGTCATTCCGACTAAAGCACCATCGACGCAAACGCAGAATATCTCCGCGCTGAAACCGCTTCGCGAACATCTCGGCACGGCGCCGCTTGCATCGCTGGTGCCGAAGATCATCTATGGCTACCTGCGTCAGCGCGGCGAAGCAAAAACCGGAGCGAAGCGGGAAGTGGAGGTGTTATCGCATGCCCTAACGAAAGCCGTCGAATGGGGATATATCGATCGGCATCCGTTCGCATGGCAACTCCGCATTGAGGGTGACAAGCCGCGCGATCGATACGTCGAGGATTGGGAGTTTGAGGAATGCCTGTCGATCAAGCCACGCCGACGCCGCGGCAGCGTATTAGCTGCACAGGCCTACCTTCGCATCAAGCTTCTTACCGGGATGGCTCGGGGCGACCTACTTCGCCTTCGTCCAGCCATCAACTTCAAGGATGACGGCATCCACATCCAACGTCACAAGACGGCCAACACGACCGGCAAGCGGACGGTCTATCTATGGACTGATGAATTGCGAGCAGCCGTTAAAGATGCGCTCGACGCGCGGCCGGTCGATATCTCACCTTGGCTGTTCTGCACGCTCAAGGGGGAATGCTACCTCGACGAGTCGAACGGCCGAGCCGGCGGATGGGAATCGCTCTGGTCGAACTTCATGAATCGAGTCATGAAGGAGACGAAGGTGACGGAGCGGTTCACGGAGCACGATATCCGAGCCAAGGCGGCCAGCGATGCTGAGTCACTGGAGCATGCCCAAGCCCTTCTGTCGCACGCCGACAGCCGCACGACGAAGCGCATCTACCGCCGGAAACCGGAGCGCGTGAAGCCGGTCAGGTAGTAGGAATGGTGGGTTATTCAGCGGTATCGCATGTAAACGAATCAATCACTTACGGAGCGATGTCGAGAATTATATGACCCTTTAGGGATGACACTAAGCCTTGTGCATCAACCTTCAGAGCCATAACCATGTACCGTTTAATCGCCTATCGGGGGTTCGAATCCCCCTCTCTCCGCCAAGCATGCACAAGGCTCCGCGTTCTGGAGCCTTTTTCGTTTGGGCAATAGATCCGATGGTGGGTTATTCCCCATCCTTGATCATTGCGCCATTCCCATTCGCCGAGGTCAGCGCGGGCAGTTCGCCCGTCGCGCAAGCTCATGCTCGAGGATCTCGCGCTTCGTCTCAGGCGTGTCCGCTGGCGACGCCGTCATGGGCTTGACCCACAGGCAACCAGTGTCGATGACGCGCGCCGGCGGCACCGTCGGGCAGGTTTGGCAGCCGGCGAGCAGCGCGGTAGCCGCCATGGCAATCAGCATGCGCATGGTCAGTCCTTCCGCAGCGCGCCGATGTCGGCGAGCCGCGCGTCTAGGTCGGAATCGGGAACGGCCGCCGCCTGCTGCTGCGCAGTGGCCGCAGCGGCCGCTGCTTGCTGTCCGACCTGCGCCGCTGCCGCGTTGCTGGCGTCGACGGTAGCCTGCGCCTGAGCGACCTGAGCCTGCGCCTTTGCCGTCGCCGTCGCGGCCTGCTGATGCCGGAACATGCCGAACAGCACGCCGGCTGTCGCGAGCAGCCACGGGCCGAATTTGAGCAGGATGGGAATGATCGTCATGACTGAATCTCCGGGTGGTCGAGCGCGCCGAGTCCGCGCGTGCTCATGATGGCGATCAGCTTGTCGGCGTACAGCGGATCGGTCGCGTAGCCGGCCTTCGCGATCGCGCGCGCGAAGCTCGGGCCATCCTTGAATGCGAATGCTGGCCGATAGCGCGGATTCCCCGTCAGGAACGCCGCATGGTCGTCGATGCTGCCCTGCCAGTCGCTGTATGCGCGGAAGCGCGCCGTGATCGTGATCGTCTCGCCGTTCACGACCTCGTGCGTGACCTGCGACGTAACCGGGCCGCGCCACGACGCATCCGCCTTGATGCCGAACAGGTTCATGCCCGGAGCGCGGCGCCCCCAGCTCGATTCGAGCGCGGCCTGCGCGACGGTGACGCTGGCCGGAACGCCAGTGTGCTTCGCACACGCCTGCGCCGCCGGCGCGATCGCGGCTATGAAGCCGGCAGGCGTCGAGATGTCGGCAGGCGTGGCCGGACGCGGCGGCGCTACAGGAACTGGAACCACCGGGGCGACGGCCGGTGCCGGTGCGGCCGCTGCAGGCTGCGCCGCAACGGCCGACGCGTTACTTGGTGAAGCCGACGGCACCGGCGCAGCGGCCGCCAATTGCGTAGCGGTCGGCGAGCGCCCGAACAGCGAGAAGATCGCGCGGAAGAGATCACTGAGCCCCATCGCCCCCTCCCTTCGATGTGAACTCGATCACACGCGCGATCATCGCCAGCGCGACACCGGCCGCCGGCCAGAACGTCTGCGGCACGCTCGGGAAGTACGTCTGCACATACGGGTAGATGCTCGGCCAGTTATCGGCCAGCATCTGCGCGAGGTGAGGCGCCGCGGCGAGTAGCGCGCTCAGCAGAAGCATGATGCGCATCTCCGACCACTTCCATGCCTCTTTCCAGTCTTCGACCAGTTGAATTTTCACGACGTCGCTCCTTTCCGCGGGAACAGCCGATCGCGGATCTGCAACAGCAAAACGATGATCGTCAGCATCCCGACGAACCACGAAATGTCATGCCCCGTGAGCCACGTCCACCAGGTGACAATCCCGCCCGCCGGTACAGCGATCGGCGATGTCGCGCTGGCAACGGCGCTCGTCGCGCTCGCTATGATTTCCTTGCCCATACATCCCCCCTTAATTTCCATCCATCGTGTAGTTGATGCGCACCGTCACGGCGCCCGGGTTGGGACGTACCGAGAAGGCGAAAACCGCGTTCGAACAACCGGCGTTGTTGATGATGAATTGCGACGTCGGCAACGTCGAAGGGTCGCCGTTTGATATCGATCCGGCAAAAAATCCATGAGGGAATGCTGACGGATAAATAATCGATCCGTCTCCATTTGCGTTGAGCGTTACCGTCAGCTGACCGAACTTGTGGATGCTCCCATCCGGGAACACGAACTGGCCACCGCTCACGATCCATGACGGCTGTGCAATGATGTTATTTGAACCTTGGTCGCCGTAGTTCGACTGGCACTGGGTGAACACGTTGTCGCTCGTGACCAGTACGTTGCTCGAGTTCGGTTCGAGGACGATCCCAGCGGTAAAGGCATTGATACGATTGCGTGAAATGATCGAACCTTCGGTGCCCGCTCCGCCGTTAATCTGGATACCGTACTTCGGAATGGTGCCGATCAAACCCATGAACGTATTGCCGTCGATCATGGCGTTCAAATCCACACCGGAAGTATTGACCTCGCCGGTGATCCCATAGTAGACCGTGCTCTGTCCGTCCGACGAGTTTGCATAGAATAGCGTGTTCGTGACGAAGAACTGTACGAAGTTCGTCGTAAGCACGCCGCCCCAATCCGTATTGAAGTGGCATGCATCAACGGATAGTAAAGGCCGCGGGGCGCCACTAGCAATTGCCTGGATCCCTATACGGCATGCGATCGCGCCCGAATCAACCCAATAGACACCTTCCACCCATCCACTGATCGAATATCCGATCTGACAGAAATAGACCTCGGTGTTCTTGAAGTAGATTTCGACTGGCGCGCCCCCGTTCACTTCGCCTTCGATGAAAAATCCGTTTGACGAGTGAATCGTCGCGTTTCCTCGATCGCCAAGCACGCGAACGTTGTCGATCGTGACGTTCCGCGCGTTGTAGAGATGTACGGCATTCTGGAATCCGTTGGTAGGTGCCGTTCCCAAAAACTCACAATCGCGGAGTGTGACAGTCTTACTCGTGCCGCCCTGCCCTTTGATCCACGACGCATACAAAAGGTCACCCGCCTTCATCGTGTTCGACCGGAATCCGATACGTTCGATCTCGAGCTGATAGACGTTGTATTCGCCGTTGGCGTCGTTACCGGTATAGCGGAAAGTGGAGGTGCCCCCCATCACAATGATCGAGCTCGACATTGTGTCGCCGAACAGATGTGTATCCCCGGTTCGCGTCAAATCAGCGGTCACAAGGCGTGTGCCTGCCGGGATATAGATCGAAGCAACCCCCGCATTGAGACATGCCTGGAGTGCCGCAGTATCATCCGTCGTCCCGTCTGCTTTCACACCGAACTGTCGGTCGCTAACCGTCCCGTTATGTTGAAGTTTCCAGCGCGCGCCGTCATTTGCGACGATGATCGTGCCGCCGTTATCGGCGCTCGAGGTATCGTTGGGATCGTACTGGTACGCGCCCCCGCCTCCATCATGCGGAGCGTAATAGCCGGTGACGAATGCTACTTGATAGAAAGAATGCGAAAGAGATCGGAGCGCACCAATTGAATTGACTACTTTGTTGATGCCGGATAAAAGTGCATTAGCGAGTGTGGTGCCATCTGCAATGCCGATCATCGCCGCTCCACCTGGGCCCGCAAGATCGCTTGATGATGCAGATGAATCAACCAGTTGATCCCATATCAGGTTTCCTTGGCTATCGTATACGACTTGCCGATAGGAACCATTGCCATAGATGATCGCTTGCCCACGGCCATCTAGAATTACAGGATTCGTGTTAAGTTCGCTCTGCGCGGCATCCTGCCATGTATCTTTCTTCGTGCTAGTGTTGGGGATGTAGAAGTAAACTTGACCTCCGACCAGCGGCTTACCGGTCGAGTCGATGAATTGCTGCTTGCCATTCGGCAGGAGAGATGCGGTCCTTTATACCTCTACTATGAATACTGAACAGATCATTCGCGGCATTGGCGTTCCCATTGGCCTCGCGATCCTCTACGAACTCAAGTGCTCACGGGTTCGGCGAGAGGAGCGCAGGAAGGCTCCCGGCTACGACCCTAGGACCGAATTGCGCTACCGCATTGCCTATCGGGTTGGCAAATTGTGGGCGAGCTGTCAAAAGCGCTGCCACAGCGCGCTGACCCGCTGTCGTATACGGTAACGATCCCAGACCAATTCCTCCCAAAGTTGCAAGCGTCGGGCCCGGCGCAGTTGTAAGACCTGCGGCAATCCCGCCCGGCGCGAGCAAAGCCATGAGCCCACGACCAGCCGTTCCAGAGTCTGGATATTTCGATCCCAAAACACGCTGACCCGCGCCAGAAAGATCTTGCATGAGCGCGGTTCCTGTCGCCGTAGCCCCTTTTCCTGCGGATCGATCAGAAGCCTTAACTGCATTCTGAAGTTGTGCCGCAGTAAATATGCCTTCGTTGTTCATTGCCCCTTGCGATGCTGCCGCCGCTCTAACACGTGCAAATCGGGCGTAAGCGGCATTCGCATTTGCCAACCCTTCAACAGCATCGGCCGGATTGGTTCTAGCCAACGAACCTTCAATAGCAGAACGAATTTCACCGATAGCAGCGCCAAGTTGACGATTATCAAAAGACGCATCTCCCGCGTATCCGCGCGCTAAATCCCCCAGTTCCTCTTGTACCCCTTTAAGGGTTTGACCGTCCATATTTCCTTGAGGACCCACCTTTCCAAATACCTGAGTACGTAAAGTATTCATAAAAGTTTGTCGCTGAGCATTCGGCAACTGTTGTGCCATGCCAGTCAAGCGCATGATGTCAGCCTGGAATCCCGGGTCCGTAGCCTGAAAAGACATGCGCCCCAAAGAATCGTCATAAGCTTGACGAATCGCATTTCTGACTGCCCCAATCGCCTGCTGACCAGCGGGACCTTCATAGGTTGCCCCAATTGGGGCCAGCACTTCGTTATATGCTGCTCTATTGAAGTCTTGGATTGCCCGTTGCTGAGAATTTTTAATGAGATCGCCGAGTACCGGAACACTTGATAATTTTGCTTCGGTACGAGCGAATCCGCCGCCCAAGATCTGTCCAGGAGTAGGCGTTACACCAGCATCCATCAGGCGCTGAACATCCGCAGATACTTGCGGAGCAATACCGCGACCAACAGCCATGAGAGCAGGAGACAAGATGCCTCCGGTAGCTGCGCCGAGCCCTAGTTGTTTCAGCTTCTCAGACCAGAAATCAGTAGGCTGCTGCCCCGTCACCAAGGATGTCAGGTTGGGAGTCTGATCATTCTCCACGGGGGCAAGAGCCCCGCTAGCAGCCCCCATTCCAGCGCCAATTCCTGCCGCGCCAAGATAGGTGCGCGCCACAGGGGCAACAGCAGCCAAAGGAGCGGTGGCAACGAGAGCCCCTCCAATATTGCCGGCACTAGCGGCCACCGGATGTGCTTGGGAATACGGCACGTATTGCTGGTTGAGTTGCGAGATCCCGCGATTGGCATCATTGACGAGCCAATTACCGGCGCGACCGATCATCCCCATCAGATCACTGCCGCCTTGGGTCATCCCTTGAGAATTTGAACCAAGGGACTGCAACCCATGACCGAGTAACTGTTGGGCACCGAGAACCGTCGAGCCGAATCCTTTACCAAGTCCTGCACCAATCGATTCAAGAACGCCAGGCGACGCAGTCGTTTGAGGTGCAAGCTGTTGTTTTGCGGTCGTGGTCGGCTGGGGAGATGTCTTCGAAAACGCGGCGAAGATCTGATCATCCGTTGGACCATTTTGAGCTTGCTGCGCATTTGCTACCGGTGCACCACCACTGAATGCCGAGAAAATCGCATCGTCACTCATTCCGTCAGATTGCTGGCCCACCGGAATTCCGGGCAGAGTCTGAGACTTCGCTTGCGGCATGTTGATTCGTCCTAGAACCTGTTGCGCATAAAGGCTATTACCAGTCTGAGCAGCTTGCGATCCAGCACCGTCCTTGTACGCAGCCAGCGCCTTACGAGGATCATTGAACCGATCAAGCTGCTGCCCGAGATACCAAGATCCAACATCCGCGCCGACTTCCGGCTTCAGAAGGTCTTGCATCGTGTACTTCGTGCCATTGGCTGAGTTGTAGTCGGACAACGCGGGTGCACGCACTTGCATCAGGCCGGCAGCCCCTTGTCCACCTCCAGTCTTGTTCCACGCAGAAGGGTTTCCACTCGATTCTTGCTGGATGACCGCCCTTACCAAAGCAGGATCAAGATTGTGCTTCTGAGCCGAAGCCTGAATGATCGGCGTCAAATCCCTTTACTGGCCTCCCGGCATTTGGATGAGACCAGCACGAACCAGATTCCCGAGATCAGCCTTGAACTTTGTCAGTTGCTGAGGCGATTGACGCTTCAAAAAAGCTTGCTGCTGAGTTGGGCTCATTGATGTGAACACGAACGCGTCAGGATTGACCGCCTTGTTCCACTGAGACTGCCACTGGTTGAACTTGTCAGTCGTAAGGCCCGAATTCTGGAATGCATAATCCTGCGCGGCGCGCATCTTCTCTGCGGCCATCGTCTTGGCGAGAATGTCCTCGTTAGCAAGCTTCGAAATATTCGGGTTTGCGTTTCCCGTCACCGCAGCGTTCAGTCGGGCATCTGTCCCCGTTCCAAGCGAACCAGAAACCGAAGAAGCATAGTTCGTCAAGATCTTTTTGAACTCATCGTAGTTTTGAACATCTCCGCTCCAACCAACCTTCTTGGCGACATCCGGAGCTAGCGCATTGAAGAACGATTTGGCCTGATTGCGCCAATCGGTTCCCGGGCCTGTCTGGATACCAGAAAGCGCGTCGCGAGCGTTCTCAAGAAGGTTGATCCGCATCGGAGCGTCCGCCGCAGCATCGTGAAGCGTCTGAGCTGCCGTATTGGAAGTAGCCCCCTGAGATGCAAGCGCAGCCTGCTGAGCAGGACCAAGGGATGTTTGCAAGCCTGGTACACTGCCCGTTTGGCCGCTTTGATCATAACGCCCCGTATAACCATTACCAGCTGGAGCATTTGGAACTCCACCACCGCCCTGCATCGCCAGCTGCTCCGCTTTCGTGATAATGCGTTGCTCGCCATTCGGTCCGACGATCGTGACGTTTTGTGCGAGTTCGCCAGGCGACAGACCTTTTTGCACCGTCGTACCCACCGTTGATTCGCCGGTGAGAGGATTGCGGTTCAAAAGAACGGTTCCGCTTCCGGTGTCAACAGCCACATTTTGCGGCATCAATGCTTGAATCTTCGCCTCTCCGGAAAGCGAATTCATGAGATGGTTGCGAATCCATCCAGCCTGTGAAGCAGGATCGGAGGGGATCGACTGGATCTCGCGCAACGCTGTATCCATGGGAAGCGTTCCAGCCTTGGTCGCTTCTACGATCTGTTGAACAATCGGCGTCGACATATCCATCTTGCCCATATTCGGATCAAGAGCTAATGATCCGATCCGATTCCTGAGATCCTGTTGCTGCTTCAGAGCAAGCTCAAGCTTGCCTGTATCGTATTGAAGCTGGGAGTTGCGCTGTTGCGCGATCTGGCCCATGAACTCAGGCAAGAACGCACCTGCTCCGTTCTGAGCAGCCAGAGATTGCAGCTTATTGAAGTCCACCGATCCATCTGGATTCAGAGACTGAGAATACGCATCCGAAATGGCTTGGTTTGCCCCAAGGCGCATCGAATTTTGTCGGAGCGCAAGCAATCCAGCAGCCGTTTGCACAGGCTGCTGGAGAGCTGCCATCGGATTGACTGGCTGAATCTGAAGAGGGATGGACGGATCAATCGGCCTTTCTTAGCTCCCGTATCCAAATGCACTAAGGCCCGCAGGAGCTTGGAACCCATAGTTGGCGCCAAGTCCGCTCGAGAACATCGGAGAATAGAATGCCCCTCCCGAGGTAGCGCTAGGGTTCATCATCGAATACAACATGCCTGCGCCACCTAGTGACGACAGCCCACCGCTCAGGGCATTCGCGCCACCAATCGCGCCAGCAGCCTGAGCATTCGCTCCCGAAGTCAAGAAATTGCCCGCGTTGTTGGCTGTTTGCATCCCTGCATTACCAACACCAGCTGCGGCATTCTGACCAAGACCAATCAGGCTAGCCAATCGGTTATATTGATCCGCCTGCACGCCGTAGTTCGTACCGAACTGTTGCAACGCGTTGCCAAAGTTCGTTTGATACTGAGATAGTGCATTTTGGAACTGTTGGTTATACGTCTGATCGGCAAGACCGGTCGTGTAGTTCGCAAGTCCCTTCGCCTGAGCACCGGACAAATTAAGTCCCTTCGAAGCCATCTGATTATTCAGATTCTTGAGTCCTTGCTGGAGCGTGAACTGATACCCAGGCGTTTGCTCAAGCTGCTGCTGCGTGGGATTGAAGTTGAACGGCGAATATGAAAATTTCGGCGTGAGTGAACCGCCTCCGAGCATCGACTGAAGCTGACTGATGGACCCCGTACCGAGATCCATATACGGCTTCAAATTCTGCTGCATCTGCTGGAATTGCTTCCATTGCATATCCGCAGCATTGTTTGCGGCCTGAGCTTGGGTGTCGGCAGCATCCGATGCTGCTCCTGATTGCAGGGCAGCCCCCGCCAGTCCCGCCCCTGCTACTGCAGCAGCTATGCACCTGTTCCACCTCCAGGAAGATCTTTGAGTTTGAGCTCCATCACTACATCGTCAGCAATGTACCCACGACGTTGAAGTATCTCGTACAGCTTTCCGGTCATTGTGACGGGCCACCCAATGATGCTGACGCCGCGAACGCGCAGTGTTTCCTCGATAGCCGACATGAAGCGAGGCATTGAGCAACGATGCCCTGGTTGCACATAGAACGTATCTACGTTAGCGCACAATTCGGTTTTCAGATGCAAGCTTTTGTACAGAATGACCAATGCGTAACCATGAAGAATGCCATCTTCATCACGCAACGTCATTGCGATCAATGACTGATGGTCGGCCAGATAAAGATACTGATCGATATCCGGATCGATCTGAAGGCCGCGCTGGCCATGATAGGCGCACGTATCCTTCTTGATCTCCGAACATTCGTCCCAGCTCTGCTGCCCCAGCGGAACAATCTCTTCCGCAAGTTCGGGCGTAAATTTCTCGATGGCAATCTTCATGATCAGCCCAAATACTCCAACCGGATATGGACGGCATACTTCATCGCGCCAGCCGTGCCAGAAGCATACCCAGCAGTTTGATACGTGATGTTCGTGCTGGCCTTCGCATAAAGGATCTGTTGACCATATCCGAATGCGCCGATAGCGTTAGCAGTGTTCGTTTGCGTAACGGCCGTCGCAGACAGAACCGTGCTGCTATCGTTGTCCGTCCACCCGATACCGACGCTCGGGAGCGTAGAAGAAGCTGCATCCGCAGTCGTCTCGACAGCATATGCCGATACCCGATACATTCCCGATTTACCGGCAGGAACCGCATACAACGTGGCCGCCGTTACATTGGCACCTTGGTTGACAAGATTCTGTTGGGCGATTTCGACCGCAACACCATTGGCAACGAGCGGGATGCCAGCATATTGGCTCAATGGGTTTGTGATTTTGGCAACAGTCGGGTTAGGAAGGTTGCCCGACAGATCGCCGCCAACCGTCCCGATGTTCGTTGCGGCACTTCCCGATGCCATTTTGGCAGCAGTGATCGCACCATTTGCCACAGTAGGATTGGGGTATGTACCGGTCAAATCCCCGCCTGCCGCACCGCCAGGACCCTCACTCGCGGCAAATTGCGCTACTTCATTGATTGAAACGGTGCTGTCACCACCACCGTTGGACACATAAAGACGCTCTTGACCAGTAAGCCTGACCTTCTCCTGAATTAGCTGCCGCTAGTTTCATAGACGCCACCCATCATCGTGATGACGGCTGCCGTTCCTGCAAGAGCCTGCAAAGTCGAACCGGGCGCAAGCTGGAGCCCAATCGCCGCAGGTGGGACATATGTTTGCCCCCCCGAAAGCGTAAAGCCAGAAAGAAAGGTGTTCGCCGCGCCTGCCGTTCCACCGTTTGGAACGTTGTACAACGTCACCGAAACAGGGTTAGCAGATGTATTGGTGATCGACAAATTGTTAATCGTGCCAGTCGTCCCAGAAGGGGCCGTGTAATAGGTCGCTGCCGATGCAGTCAACTGAGCGGGTGCAATGGACTTCGGAAGTCGTTGCCTAGTTCACCTCGGAATTCTAGTCATTGTGGGGGCTGCTGAATATGTCACTGTCAACGAATCACCCACGCTCATTTCAACAAGTTGACCGCCAGATACTACGGACAACGCAAGTGTACTTGATCCACGACCATATGAGAGAGAACTAACCGTTCCTCCGGTCATATGAACTGCTTGTCGAGAGGTCGCCACATAGGAAAACGGAGACGCCCCAACCGTAATCGAGGAAGTAGCCTGGGCCGAAGAAGAATCAACCATTGGGGCATGCACCAATGCTTCGAGAACAGGGGCGGCAAAACTTCCGGCGGCATATATCGATTCAGATGCCAAGACGCCAGAATCTAAACCGACACACGGAAAAGACTCTGGCATTGCTGGTGCTATCGAAATAGAGGCTGCAATGGCCCTCACCTGAGCAATTGCATCTGCCACACGCGTAGTCTCCTGCGAGGCCAAATCCATCTGAGGAATGAAGTCCTCAAGCCCCAGTACGTCCGCGATCGTAAGCTGGCCATCCCCACCACTGTCACCACCAGTTCGCCTAAACAGTTGGATGAAGAACAAAAACCATGCTTCTGTCCACTTCCCAGTACGAGGATCAATAGGTGCGACATCAATGAGCGGAATGTTGGCGACCAAGTTCATTGATTGTTGGCCTCCGCCTGAATCCATGCGCCGAGAAGTGCCGTTTTGACAGGCGATGACCACGACAACTCGAATACTCGGTCGCGAGCCATCCCAAGACGCTGGAACTGAATCGATGTGAGGTACTCACCCTCTTTGCCAAGACTGCTTTGGATTGCATTACCCCATGACCGGCCGCGGGTATCGCTCCATCGAAGAAATACAGGCACCTCAGCATTGTCGGAACCGTTCCCAACTTCCATATTGGCGATGAATTCCCGATACCGGATCCGGCTGGAATTGTCGTCTACGCTATGCGGAAAAGAACGGATGCGAGTAATCGGCTCTCCGTTGTCCGTATAGGAGTTTGCATCCCAGTGGTACAGATTGCCGTTCTGCCAGTCTCCTACCACTTTGGTACCGTACGCAGACGCGTAACAGTTTGCCCTATGCCGATGAAGTTGGCCGTTCGTGTCAAGCCATAAAAGTTCGTTCCACTGCCCCGTACTGAGATCGAATTGCCATGTCTTATCTGACTGCGGGAAGGTCAGGACATAGAAGAAATGACCATCAAGCTGATATGTGAACCCAATCGCTTGGTTCAGATCAGGATAGCCGTTCATCTCGTTGTCGAGCGCAAACGTGGAGATTTGAGCTGCGTTGAACTGTTCCGTCTTGCAGATCACCGCAATCCCCTGGGGAGATTGCGACAACCAATACAGCTCACCATCCATCTGCGCAATTGAGGCCGCCGACATGCACCCATGCTGAATGAACGTGCCAGGCAACCTCGAGAACGGGAACGGCGTATCTCCTGCATCAAACCATACTTCGGTTGTGCTTTCGCCAAACAAGTACACGTATCGCTTGGCAACGCCAAGCCCGACTAGCTTGTCTGAAAACCCAGCCTTCGACGCGAAGTCAGTTGCATCGAAGTTGACCTCATCGACCAGCGAGATATACCACTCACGCGTGTTAGGAATGTTCAGGACCAGATAGCCATCCACAAAGCCAACCGTCGTGCCGCCAGCGAAATCGCCGCCGTTGACAGTCGCCAATGCGTCATTTGCGAGGTTAATCGTGTACCCAGTCGTCGTCCCGTCTACCATGAAAACATAGTTCCCGTTGTCTACCATGCTCACATAGCCGGAACTGGTCTGCAGGTTCCCGAGCTTCGTCATCGACCAATCTGACAAGATACGATAAGCAAAGGACCCGCATACCCCATACAGAACATTGTTCGATGCGAAATAGAGCTGCCGCCAGCCTTGACCGCTAGGAGCAGTTCCTAAAAGTTTCAAGCCAAGAGAGGGGTAGTACGTGAATGGAAACGTCGCGTCCTGCGGATTCTTCTCCGCATACAGATTGACGCAGCGCTGAGCCTCTGCAACAAGGCTCTTCGCCATATACGCGCCGGTCGTAAGGGCCAATTTCATCCGGCGCTCCCAATATAGAAATCGCCGAAGATGTTGTAGGTCCCTTTGTTGTTACCGCGCAGCGCAGGCGGCATCTGAAGGCGCGGAATCTGAGCGTTTGCCTCTTCGATGATGCGCATCGAGGCTTCGGCCTTCTTCTCCGTAACCGGATTCACCGGAAGGCCGTAGAACGGGTACAGTTCCAACACAAGATTCCACATCATCGCCGCACTGTATTCAGGCGGAAGAATGATCTGATCGTTGATATCTTGGAACTGCTGAAGCTGCTGCATCACCGTGATGTCGATCTCGTACTGATTGTTCGGGATCGGCCAGATGAACAGATTGGCGAGCGGGAAGCCACCGTCGTAGAACGCGAACTGCGGAAACGCGTTCAGGTCCTTGATCGAGATTCGGTTGTAATCCTCGCGAGCTCTAAGAATATCGAGCGGATAGCTCACCGGAAGCGGCGTTGCAACGTTCTGCCGGAAATACGCCGATTCCAGCTTAGCCGGACGTGGCATATCGAAATCGCCGCCAGGCCCGACGGTGTAGGAAATCGCGCCCGTCGCCTGCTTGGACGCAGTGATGAGCTGATAGACCATATACCGACGACGCTGCCACTGAGCCAGCATCATATTCAGGAGGTTAAACGAATCGTTCATATCCTCCGCGCTGGCGGTCTGCCCCACCCCCAAAACGTTCGCCGTCTTGAGCGCAAGCGAGATGATGTCAGACGGAGTGGTTGGAAGCGGGACGCTCCTTATTGCTCCTTAGGCGGTCGACCGCGGCGTTTCACAGGCTCTTCTTTTGCAAGTGCGGCTGCTTCTTCATCAGCGTCATAGACGATGATTCCTGAGCCATCTGCGAGCGTCACCCATTTGGGATATTCCCGATACTCGTATGGCGCAGTGAAGTTGCGCATGTTCTGAAACATCGTGCTCTCCAAAAAGGGAGCCGGAGGTACGTCCTCCGGCCCCAAGTACAGCCCCGGAGGAGATTTACAGCTGGTCGGCCACAATTACCGCCCATTCCGGACGGATCGCAGCGAAACCATACAGCACGTCAAGACGCGTGATCAGGTTGTCCGACATGACGTCGTAGGCCGTGATCATCCGCATCGAGACGCCGTCGAACTGAGCGCGGGCCGATTCGACCACGCCGCTCGTCGGCATTTCGAGGTCAGCCGTTGCCAGGGTGAAGGCTTCCGGGAAGTACGCAAGGTTCTTGCGGTACTTCAGGCTAGCACCACCAAGCAGCGTGATTGCCGCGCCGTTGGCCGGCGATGCCGTGACAGTGTTGAATGCCGCCGGAGCCGGGACGATCGCCGGATAGATCGGGATCGAAGTAGCACCCGAAGCCACATCCGCCGTCACGACGAATTGACGGAGAGCAGCCTGGTCATCACCCGTGAGACGGTTGATCGCGTTCACCCCAGCAATGGTGATGATGTCGCCAGCCTTCAGCGTGCCAGTGATCGCGCTGACAGTCAGCGTGTTGCCCGTTTGGCCTGCGCCGTTGACCGTGCCAGCAGTGAACGTACCCGACGTGTGAACCTTGGTCGTCTGGTCCATCATCCAGTCGAAACCGAGGGTGTCACGCGTGATAAGGCCAGTCTCGAACTGATCCGAGATCTTGACCTGCGGGTTGAACAGGCCTTGCAGCGACGAAACCGTATTCGCCTGCGTGATCGGATCGAGGATGATCTTGCGATCAAGACGCGGCGAAAGGTTCTGGTCAAGCGCTGCACCAGCCTGGAGCCAAGTCTTGGCGCTCGGGCTGATCAGATTGCCGCTACCGTCCGTGTTCATGACGATGTTGCAAGCCGAGTTTGCAACGTTCATCAGGTCACCAGCCATCACTGCGGCCAGTCGGTTGACTGCAGGCGCAAGGATGCGCTCGCTGTAGTCATCCAACGACATGGTACGCTCGGCCGCGCCGAACGATACAGGAACGTTCTTTTGCTTCGCAACCGTGAGCGACGTGTTCTGTTCGTTGGTCCCCTGCGGAGTGATCGCGGGGCCATCGTTCACGACATAGTCGTTCGGGAGGCGGATACGCAGCGTGTTGCCGATCTTGGCGCCGCTGCGAGCGAACTGGTCGTCGTATTGACGATTGACAGTGCGAAGGAAGGCGTTCGTCTGCGAGAACAGACGAACGGCTTCATTCGTGATCATGTCGATTGTGAGAAGGCTGTTTGCCCTGTGTTTTCTCCAAAAGCAAAGTCAAAATAACCGTTTCCGGCATCTCGTCTCTGCCCTCGGGAGACAACTTAACGGGCCAACCCGGTGATTAACGGCTCACCTCAGCCTATTTTCCCTGAGGGGCAAGCCCTCCGGTGATTCGGAGTATAACGAATCAATTCAAAATGTCAACGTTTCTTACGTGCATTTTGATTGCGCCATACAAACCATTCAGGAGTACCTACGGCCGGTTCAGCACCATCAGAACGTGACGAACCATCGACAGGTTGAATCGGGGGCGGAGCTTTCGAGATCTGCTTCGAGAGCGCCTTGATTGCAGAACCGGATGCCTTTGCAAGCTCGATACCCATTTGAAGAGGGTCGAGCGATGCAATGCGAATGGCTTCTCCCACGTTTTCATTCTTCCCCAACCATGTGAGAACCTTTTCCGGATTGGGAACGGCTGCAATAGCCCGCAAAAAATCCTGACCGCCGACTCCGGCCATTTGAAGGTTGGTAACTGCCGTGTCGTAGTCCGCACCGAACTCTTTCTTGCCGTTTGCCTCGATCTGCGACAGCGTGCGCACCAATTCCTGCTGGCCCATGCGCTCCGTTGCGATTCGTTCTGCCGCCGTCTCGACAAGACGCTGAAGATCTTGAGGATTAGCGGGAGTGTTGGTGGAGGGATCGGCCGTTGCTCCTGCGCGCAGTCGATTCAATTCGGCTTCGAGCGATGCGGCGCGTTCTTCTGCGGCCCGGCGAGCCGCCGTGATCTCACTGATACGCTTAGGAACCCATGAAGTATCGTGTTGCTTGACTTCTGGCTCTTGCGCAACCTCCGATGCACCTTCGGTGGTTTGCGGCTGAAGTTCGGTGGTTTGGTCTGATTGAACGTCGCTCATCTTTCACTCCGGTTGGCTATTGTTGCTGCTGAGATTGCTGTTGTTGTGGTTGCTGCGCAGGCGTCAAAACGTCCTGAATTCCTGCGGCATACATATTTGCCGGGTCGACTGGATCTTCCGTTACCCCAGCGCCAGGCTCTGCGGCACGTAGTGTTTCGGCCACAAGCTTGCGCACGATCGGTTCGAGTGCCTCATCCCCCATTCGCGGCATGAGTTTCGCAAGGCGGTCGGTTTCCGCCTTGAAGGCATCCAGAATCGTCTTGTTGTCGTTCTCCATCCGCAGGGCGAGATGGTTGAGCGCGTCCATATCGATGCGCTTCTGCTCGAGCTCGTGCTGAATGGCTTTGTCTTGAAGTGCATGCCCCAATTGCTCGATGATCTGCTGAGCCTGCTGGAGCTGCTGTTGAAGCTGCATGACTTGCGGAGAAGGACCGTCACCCAAAATCCCCGGTGACGTAGCCTGAATCCAGTTACGCATGCGTTCTTGGAGCTTGTCGGCCGCAGGAAAGTCAGCCATCAGCATGTACAGATCGCCAATGACATTCGAGAGTTGGGGCTGAGCCGCGAGAAGCTGCGTCATGGCATCAAATGCCTGCTCCCGACGCGTCTCGAAGTTAGGCCCAACCTTCGCGACCACGTCATAGGTACCAACCTTTGGATTGAAGATGGCCGCAACCTTCGCGTCTGGGCCATCCTCTACCTTCTGGAGCGATTGACGGGCCTGCGGATCGATCTGAATCTGCTGTTCATCGCCAGATTCACCCATGATCCGGATTACACGACGCGTGTCATAGACCTTCGGGATCAGGTCAATGAGCTGCTTGCCTGTGAATCGAATCGCCTTTGCCAGGTTGTCTTGGAAGTGGAACGTGACGCGCTCGCCCTGCTTCTGGCGTTGCTCAATGGCTACGCCGGCAATCTCATTGCCCTGCGCGCTAAAGGTTGCCTCATATTGGCCCGTCGCCATCATCATGGCGTGCTCGGCAGCCTGCATTCCCTCCATGTAGACCGGCGCACTGGTTGGAGGCGCTTGGCGCTCGGGCTTTGGTACCGGATTGCCTTTTTCGTCGGCCGAGTTGTATGGCAGATAGGCGTGATTCTGCGTGTTCGCAGCGGCCCAATAGTTCTCGAGCCCCTCGATTGCCTCCACAGGAGCGATATACGGCGACTTGCTCTGAAGCGCACCGTATTCGAGAGCGGCAGACGCGTTGTAGTTGTAGGCGCGCTGAGGGTCTTTCAGGTAGCGCACTAGACCCTTGCGGTCCAAGCGCCCCTCCATCACCACTTCTTCACCAGGAACCCGGATGATCGGGATATATGCGCCGATCCACTCCGAGCGCTCTGCAATCTCGTCGCCAACGATCAGATACCATTTGACCGTCCATTTCGAGACGCGGCGGCGTTGCGCATTTCCCTCGTTAAGCGCCTGTTCCAGCAATCCTCGAGCCTCGGGAGGAAGCGACGACTCGCGAACCATGCTCGTAGAACCGTCCTCACGCTCTACCGCATACAGCCATTCTTTCGATTCTTCGCGCTCGTAGTACTCGGCCACCCGAACAGTTTGCTGGCTGTTCCAACCATCCGGGCTATCACTGATCGCCTGTTTCTTGATGATGGTGTCGTATTTCCGCTCAGCGTCATCCCGCGGCATATCGTTGAACACGAAGCCGAAGCGGGCATCTGAACCGTCCTGCGTCTTGATGTGCGGGTCAAGATAGACTGAGAGAGGATCCGGCACTTGGCGGATGTAGATCTCTTGGTCGAACCCATCGGCATCCGTATAGTCCGTGACGATGCGCCAATAGCCGATCCCACCTGCAACCTGGAATTCGGTCGCCCGATCATAGGCTGTTTGCGCGTCCGAGATGTACTCGATGCGCCGGATGATCTGCTCAAGAATCTGAGCCGAATCGTAGGTAGACTCGTCGCCCGTCGGGCTGACCGAAACCTGCGGCTTGTTCTCTTTGGACTGGTTGACGACATGCAGCCAATGGGTGTGCGTCTTGTTGATAGTCACCATCGGCTGCCCGGCAATCTGCCGAGTCGCGCGCACCTTCGCGTCCCACTGCTCCTGATTGTCGGAGTCAGCGAAATTGAACTTGATGTCGTCCTTGAAGCGCTGCCGAAAGGTGGATTCCCACTCTTGGCATTCCTTAAAACGCTTGTGAGCGCGCGCGATTATGTCTTTCTTGCGTTCAGCCCTGAGTGCAATTCTCCATAAGGCGCTGTTTGAGCAGTTCAATCATTCCTACCGCTTCAATACAATTCGGCAGCCAAGACCATTCGTTCATCACTATGCCGTCTTTTCGGAGGATAGATACTGCGATGCACGTAATCTCGCCCTCCATCGCCATTTGCTCGATATTCTGAGCTAACGTAAGAACACTTTCATGCGAACTCGCATTAATCGGCATCAGTTTCATGATCCCATCCAGCTACCCGGAGTATATCCGCTAATTACATGCTGCGGACGCGGCGTCGTTTGGTATTCCTTCTTTTTGGCTCGATCACGGACGATGCCGGGGAAAATCTCAGTGAGCGCCCAAATCAGCGCGTCAGCGCGGTTGGGGGAGCCTTCGCCGAGATAGCCGACTGTCGAGAACGACGTAAGCTCATCCTCGAGCTCTCGATACTGACCCACATGCCTCACTTTCCCTTGCTCGTAGAGCGACGAGAACGGCTCAGCCCGCACAGCCTTACCGCGGGAAGCCGTGACCATCTTGAACGGCGTCCGAGCGCGAGCCGTCTGGATCACATGCTGAACCATTGCGCCACCGAAGTTCCCTTCACCCACCACTAGGTCAGCCGCATGCCGGTCGTATGCCGAGGCCGCAACCGACCCCCAAGTAGCAGGACCGGCCTTCACCGTACAGTCTTCCAGTAGATAAGCCACGCCATTCGTGCCAAGCCCAACCACCGCAATGCCAATTTCATCATTGTCCGCATTGTCCACATCGCCAGAGCCAGAGGGATCAACAGCCACAACAACACGCACCATGTCAGGAAGAGGCTCATCATCGTGATGGCGCCAGCGTTCGATCGTCTCTTCGGCAAAGAGTTGGTTTGGCGTCGCATCGCTGAATTCTCCCTTGAGAAAGCGCTTCTGGAGGCGCGCAGACATGCCCTCCAGCGTCTTCAGGTAGCTTTCGCTCAGGTTCTGAGCGTTGTCGTGCGGGTTGATCTGGAAGCTGTCGTAATCGGCAGGATTCGACAGGGGCTCGCCCGTTTCGGGGTCGACCTTCTGCACAAAGCGCTTGTATGTCCAGTGAGCCTTGCTTGGCGGATTGCAGTCGTAGTACGCCCGCATTTTCAGCGGCTCAGGCTTTCTTCCCTCGATGTGCGTGTAGACGAGCTGCGCCAGACGCGTAATAGCTATGTCGACAGATCCCATGGGAATCTGGCTGCATTCGTTGAAGTAGAGGGTCGCGAACTCCTTCCCGAGCACCTTCTCCACGCGCTCTTTGTCGTCCAAGCCAGAAAACCAGATCTCGCTATCGATTGCGTTGCCGTTCTCGTCTCGTACTCCCGTATGAATCACCGCATACCCATCGCCTTTGTGCATTGTGTAGCGGATGTTGGGGAAGGCGATGCGCATCACCTTGGGGAAGGTGTCCAGCACGATCGATTCGTGCACATGAAGCGCGCGGAAGCGAAAGATGCCATGGCGGCTTCCAGGAGCCTTGATGGCCCGCATCACGATGTTGCGGACATGCAGAAAGGTCTTGCCACTCCGCGAACCGCCGAACAGCATCAGATGCGTCGCCAATCCAGCGAGCATCACTTGCGCTTGTTCTTGACGGGGAGTTAGCTGCCTTAGAAACGCTCTCCGTGAGCAATGAGCCAACCAACCGAGACCGTTACCTCATAAGGGCCACTATTAGCCAATTGAACGACGGCGCCCGGCGCCTTCCAGTGCGCCCCTTCGAAACTAAATACCCATGCATCTTCGGAGATGAGATAGGCCAACTTGGCCTTTTCCCCTTCGATGGCTTTTACGAAATTGGGATGAGGAATCATAACCCTTCGTCCAGATTGCTAGCCACTACCTTCACGGTACCGACGATCTCATGCTCGGCCTTGATCTCCTTCGGCAAGACCTTCGGGTAGATCTGCGACCAGAAGATGCGCTCGTTCACCGGATCTGACTTCGCCCATTCGAGCATCCCTTCAGCACCACCAAGACCAATAGCCACCTGTTCGATGGCTTCCTTTACGTTCGCTGTCGTCTTGTTGGGCGTCCCCTTTTGGCGGCCGCCCGTCTTTACGCCCTTTGCCATAGTCTAAATCTATCTATTTCAGATCTCCGATTTGTGATTTGAACTGCTATTCAGCATGACGGAGCGTCACATCGCTTTGATTACGGAAGAACGATGCAGCATCGACCCATCGCCCATCTGGGCGTCGAAGCAGGCAACCAGTTCCAAAACTCATCGTTGTTTGGTTACCGGAGATTTCCTGGTATCGAGCACATGCGCTCTTGTTGACAAAATAGTCAGCAGCAGTAACGCCGGCAACAATAAAGAGGACCGCGAAGATAGCCACGACCATCAAGGCGCAGACAACTCCAAATAGTTCTAAAAAATCTCGCATGCGTTTTCTCCGGTTGGTGAGAGCGGCCGGCGCTGATCTCCGGCTTTCGGGTTCTAGTGCTCCCCGCAACTACTCTCTTGCGCATCAGCCTGCGCATTCGCTCTCACGGCTCCAGACTGGCCGCTGATTCCTCATTTACCTCCGTTTAACGCCGAGCCTCTCTATCGGCGCACCAGTCTGGATGCGTGAAAGCGCCCGTCTTTCCGGGCTGCCATGTGGTTGCGGGAGGAGGAATCGAACCCTCCAACTTCGGCTTAGGGGGCCGGCGTTATACCGTTTAACTATCCCGCGTCAGTGGCTACTTCCAAATCTTCCGATGCTTGATCTTATGAACCGTGCATTTCGTCACGCCAAATCTCGAAGCTATTTCGCGTAGGGAGCCATCCGCTAAACGAATCTGCTCAGCTACCGCTCGTGTAAGCTTCGCATTCCAATGATGCTCACCTACTGGTGGACGACCGTTAGGATTGCCACCTCTCGCTCTTCCCATCTCACGCGTATCACGGTTATTGTCTGCCGCGCTTCCAGCATAGATATGTGCCGGGTTGATACACAAAGACACGCCGCAGCGATGACAAGCAAAAAGATCACCACTCACTTTCGCTAGCATCCGATGGATTCGGATGTCTTTTCCGTTCTTGCGAAAGACAGCATAAGGAGGCGCGCCACGCTTTGACTGAGTAACGCGTCCCATCCACACCCAGCATCCTGTTTCCGTGATGCGCTCGACCTTCCGTTCAAACTCTTCCGGCAAATTCATCGCTACTAACCCGAGGCGAGGGATGGTGCTCACTTCTTCTTGCGGAGAATCTTGTTCGCTTTCGCGTCAATCTTCTCTTTCGACGACTCCGACAACTTGCCCTTCTTCACCATCTGCTCCGCGCGGGCCTTTGCGTTTGCAGTATGAGATCGATCCGGCATGGGATACTTCTTCTCGCCCGGAAGCCCGAATTCCTTCTTCGGGATTTCCTTCCGGGCTTTGGTTGTGAGCTTGCTCATTTGCTCACGCCCTTCCCGCCGATCATCGGGACGCCGTTCACGCGCACCGGCCCAGGCTTCGGGCCACTCGGCGGCTTGCCGCCATGGAACGTCCCTGCCTTTGCCGTGCGAGCTTCTTCAGCGCAGCGCGTTGCTTCTTTCATGTTCGAACCATCTTTCAGACCACCAGCCATGACTATCTCCTAGAGGAAATCCGCCGGTTGGCGGTTACTCCGGATATTTTATAGAGGATCACTAATTTTATGGCGAACTCGCTTGCCATGAAGAACGTTTATGCAACCTCTATTTCATCTTCAACTTCCATTGGTTGAATGTGCAGGTTGCCTCGAAATTCGGTGGGACAGATGATCGGGGGCGGACCAAAGAGCGCAATGTCCTGCGGATGCCGGAAGGCCGGCCGCTGAAGCTCTTTTATGACCTTCTTCTTGGTCGCCTCGGCCTCTTTCTCTATCTTCCGAGCTTTCATACGTTGCCTTGATCGACGACTTAGGATGATTTTCGGTGTCTTGGGCGGCTTCGGAACATCCCGCCCATAGCCATACGAAAAATAGGCAATCATGTGATAGGCATCTACGGGACGCCATTCTGAGATGTGGAGCTTCGGCCGATCCAACTCACGCATTTCTTTGATGGCTGTTCTAACTCTCTGGTATGAAATACCGATCTCCGTTTCAAGCTCACGCATCGACTTAGGTGATGACTTCTGTAAGACCGCGAGAATAAGATCGCGGGCGTAGCGTTTGTCGCTCATGCTGCCTCCCTCTTCATCCGCCAGACCGAATCAGAACCCTTCACCGTCGTGAAGGCGCTGCTTCAGCAGATAACCTTCCAGAAGCCAGATCTTGTTCTTGGCGTTGTCTCGAGCGATCTTGCGGCCGATCTCGGCGTCGAAGTTCTCGGGCGACGCGCAGGCACTTTCGCCGGTTACGGTGAAGCCGTTGCGCAGCACGAGCACGCAGAAAGTAAGCAGCGAGAGGGCTTCGAATTGCGGACAAGCCTGAGTGGCATCGGCCGCCGTGAAGAAGTACTCGCCGGCGATCGTTGCCTCGATGTCCGCCGGCGTGACGCGCGGCGCCGTCTTGCCCTTCCGCTGAATCATGTCTTCAAGTTGCTCGTCGTCGCTGCGATTCGTGTTGGTTGCCATATTCATCTCACATCTCCTTTTTGATGCGCCGAACTTCGGCGCGTTTCCAGTTATGCCGATACCTCTATAAGACGACGAAGAACATCGCAGGGATTGAAATGCTTCCATGCTTGATCTTTGGCGTAGGCGGCGTCGGCGTAGGCGGCGTAGGCGGCGTAGGCGGCGGCGTCGGCGGCGGCGTCGGCGGCGTAGGCGGCGGCGGCGGCGGCGTAGGCGGCGGCGTCGGCGGCGTAGGCGGCGGCGTCGGCGGCGGCGGCG